ATGGACAACGACAAAATTGATCAACACAGCGACGAAATTGAAGTTGAGAGCGAAGAAAAAGAGCGCGGCAAAAAAATAGAAATAGATGAAGACCGACTCCCCTCCCGGGCGATGGCAATTCATGAGCATATCCGCCAGGATGGTGAAAAAGAGCTGGAACGCGACGCAATGGCGCTACTGTGGTCAGCCATTGCGGCGGGTCTGTCGATGGGCGCTTCGTTACTGGCAAAAGGGATATTTCAAGTCGAACTGGAAGGTGTGCCGGGCAGCTTCTTGCTGGAGAATCTCGGTTATACCTTTGGTTTTATTATCGTCATTATGGCCCGCCAGCAATTATTTACCGAAAATACCGTGACTGCGGTACTACCCGTCATGCAAAAACCGACAATGAGCAACGTCGGCTTACTTATACGGTTATGGGGCGTCGTGCTGCTGGGTAATATTCTCGGGACAGGTATTGCGGCGTGGGCATTTGAATATATGCCTATCTTCAATGAAGAAACTCGCGATGCATTTGTCAAAATCGGCATGGATGTGATGAAGAACACCCCCAGCGAGATGTTTGCCAACGCGATCATTTCCGGCTGGCTGATCGCCACTATGGTTTGGATGTTTCCTGCAGCGGGTGCGGCAAAGATTGTGGTGATTATATTGATGACCTGGCTTATTGCCCTGGGTGACACCACCCATATCGTGGTCGGTTCTGTTGAAATCCTCTATCTGGTGTTTAACGGTACGCTGCACTGGAGCGATTTCATCTGGCCCTTCGCACTACCTACTTTAGCGGGGAACATCTGCGGCGGCACCTTTATCTTCGCGTTAATGAGTCATGCACAGATTCGTAACGACATGAGCAATAAGCGTAAAGCAGAAGCACGCCAAAAAGCAGAACGTGCGGAAAACATTAAGAAAAATTATAAAAACCCGGCATAAATGGCGAGGGTTTAAGCAATCGAGCGGCAGCGTACTTACCCCGCACTCCATTAGCGGGTATACTCATGCCGCATTGTCCTCTTAGTTAAATGGATATAACGAGCCCCTCCTAAGGGCTAATTGCAGGTTCGATTCCTGCAGGGGACACCATTTATCAGTTCGCCTCCATCCGTACCAGTCCGCAAAATCCCCTGAATATCAAGCCTTCCGTAGATTCACAGTTCGTCATGGTTCGCGTCAGATCGTTGACAGCCGCACTCCATGACGGGTAAAAAGTGGATAAAATAATTTTACCCACCGGATTTTTACCCATGCTCACCGTTAAGCAGATTGAAGCAGCAAAGCCGAAAGAAAAACCATACCGCCTTCTCGATGGTAATGGCCTGTACCTTTATGTCCCTGTATCAGGGAAAAAGGTATGGCAGCTTCGCTACAAGATTGACGGTAAGGAGAAAATCCTGACCATCGGAAAATATCCGCTTATGACTTTGCAGGAAGCAAGGGATAAGGCATGGACTGCGAGGAAAGACATCTCGGTTGGCATCGATCCGGTAAAAGCGAAAAAGGCTTCGTCTAACAACAATTCCTTTAGTGCAATTTACAAGGAATGGTACGAACACAAGAAGCAAGTCTGGTCAGTAGGGTATGCGACTGAACTTGCAAAAATGTTTGATGACGACATTTTACCCATCATCGGCGGTCTTGAGATTCAGGATATTGAGCCGATGCAACTGCTGGAAGTAATCCGCAGATTTGAAGATCGCGGTGCAATGGAACGAGCCAACAAAGCACGCAGAAGATGCGGAGAGGTTTTCCGTTACGCTATTGTCACCGGAAGGGCTAAATATAACCCGGCACCTGACCTTGCTGACGCCATGAAGGGATACCGCAAGAAGAACTTCCCGTTTCTTCCTGCAGACCAGATCCCGGCATTCAACAAAGCACTGGCAACATTTTCAGGAAGTATCGTATCGCTCATTGCGACCAAAGTTTTACGCTACACAGCCCTAAGAACGAAAGAGCTTCGTTCCATGCAATGGAAGAACGTCGATTTTGAAAACAGGATTATCACTATCGACGCCAGTGTGATGAAGGGACGCAAAATTCATGTGGTTCCTATGTCAGACCAGGTGGTTGAACTTCTCACTACGCTAAGCTCTATCACCAAACCAGTATCAGAGTTTGTTTTTGCCGGCCGCAACGATAAGAAAAAGCCAATCTGCGAGAACGCGGTATTGCTTGTGATCAAACAAATCGGCTATGAGGGTCTGGAAAGCGGTCACGGATTCAGGCATGAATTCAGCACGATTATGAACGAGCACGAATGGCCTGCTGATGCTATTGAAGTGCAACTGGCACATGCCAACGGCGGATCTGTGCGCGGAATTTACAACCATGCTCAGTATCTCGATAAGCGCAGAGAAATGATGCAGTGGTGGGCGGACTGGATTGATGAGAAAGTATCCTGATTATATCGCCGGGTTATCGTCATCGGTGGCCCGGTTAATCAGGTGCGTCAAAATCCCCTTCACATCCACCTCATTAAGAACCTCACCTTCCAGAACTTCACCATCTACCGTTATCAGCGCATCACCTCTGCGCCTGGCAAAGTGACAGCCACCTGAGTACGAAATCAGGTAGGTGCTATCTGGTGATGGCTTCATTCCCTTTTCTATCACAGCAAACCCATGCGATGTCTCAATCACCAGGCTGTTAGCCGTGACGCCGCAGATAGTCTCTATGGTTAGCGTGCGTTCAATGTAGTCTTTAGCTGGACTTGGGAATCCCATGATGACCTCCGATAGATGCTGTATATTAATACAGTAATACCGATCGGCGTTGTCGATCAAGTTGTCTGTTGGTGCTAAACTTCTGCCTTCTCAGAATTGACTGATTTTTCTAATGTTAAAACTTTTTGCTAAGTACACATCGATAGGCGTACTCAACACGCTCATCCATTGGGTTGTGTTTGGTGTTTGCGTGTATGGACTATCAACAAGCCAGGCATTGGCGAACTTTGCAGGGTTCGTCGTAGCCGTCAGCTTTAGTTTCTACGCTAATGCTCGTTTCACTTTTAAAGCATCCACTTCCACGCTGCGTTACATGCTTTACGTTGGGTTTATGGGAACGCTGAGTGCTGCTGTAGGTTGGGCTGCTGACAGGTGTGGCTTACCACCAATCGTCACACTGGTGGCTTTCTCAGCCATTAGTCTCGTATGTGGATTTTTCTATTCTAAGTTCATTGTCTTTAGGGAAGCGAAATGAAAATTTCTCTGGTCGTTCCGGTCTTCAATGAAGAGTCCACGATACCGATTTTCTATAAAACGGTGCGAGAGTTCGAGGGGCTAAAGCAATACGATGTTGAAATCGTGTTCATTAATGACGGAAGCAAAGACGCGACAGAATCAATTATTAATGCGCTTGCTGTTTCTGACTCGTTAGTTACTCCTCTATCATTCACCAGGAACTTTGGCAAAGAACCTGCGTTGTTTGCGGGACTTGAGCATGCTACTGGCGACGCTGTAATTCCGATTGATGTTGACCTTCAGGATCCGATTGAGGTCATCCCTCACCTAATTGCAAAGTGGCAGGCAGGGGCCGACATGGTTCTTGCCAAACGTTCAGATCGCTCTACTGATAGCAGACTTAAGCGCAAGTCTGCTGAATGGTTCTATAAGCTGCACAATAAGATTAGCTCTCCAAAAATTGAAGAGAACGTTGGTGATTTTCGTCTGATGTCGCGTGAAGTTGTCGAGAACATAAAAAAATTGCCAGAGCGCAATCTTTTTATGAAGGGAGTCCTTAGCTGGGTTGGTGGAAAAACTGACGTAGTTGAGTACGTACGTGCAGAACGTGTTGCTGGTGATTCAAAATTCAACGGGTGGAAGCTTTGGAATCTGGCACTTGAGGGGATTACTAGCTTTTCGACGTTCCCGTTAAGAATGTGGACTTACATTGGTCTGTTTGTTGCCGGATTATCCTTCCTGTATGGCGCATGGATGATTTTAGATAAGATTCTTTTTGGCAACAGTGTTCCAGGCTACCCATCACTACTTGTGTCTATCCTGTTCCTTGGGGGCATACAACTTATAGGTATAGGCGTTTTGGGTGAGTATATTGGTAGGATATATATTGAAAGTAAAGGTCGGCCTAAATATATCCTTAGAGGGAAAAAATGAAAGTTGATAAATTGCGCTTTAGTAATAGATTAATATATATAGCTATTCTTTATGTTTTACCTTTAATACTGGCAAATGTATTATATATTGACGACATGGGAAGAGCGCTGTATGGGTATGGGTGGGAGGTAGATGGTAGACTCTTCGCATCTTATTTAATGCAGGCGCTATCATTTGGTGGTGCAATAGTTCCTATGTTCCCATATTCAGTAACTGCTGCTGCATTGATAGTATTCCTTGCAGGTGTAATTGTTTCTAATATCATTATTAAAGAATACTCTTTAACACTCAATGTATGCTGCCTTTTATTGCTGACATCTCCGTTTTATTTGGAGAACCTTTCATATAGATATGATGCAATACCAATGGCGGCATCTATTCTTCTAGCTGTCATTCCATTCTTGGTGAATGGTATGGTTTTATTTTCATTACTCTCAGTTATATCTCTCTTCATTGTATTTGGATTGTACCAGACGTCTACCATGGTGTATTTCGCAATGTTTATTTGTATATCATTCAGAGATGTAAAGGAATGTGGTTTAAAATATGTAATCAAGTTCGCAATAATATGCACGCTATCATTTATTGTTTCATATATGCTTTATTCCTTATGGGTTAGATTAATGGGGTTAAGCATGCCCAGAGGGGAGCTAATACACTTTAACGGAGATACGTTTAATTCTATATTGACTAGAATAAAGGCATACTCTCAGATCTACTCATACCTTTTTTCTCGAGAGTACATTATAGCTATACTTCCTATAACGGCAGCAGTGCTATGGTCCTTTTTTAAGCATCTTAAGGATGATCTACGTAGAGGTATAATATATACAATTGCGCTAGCGGCATCTGTTTCCTTAATTACAATCCTTACAACAATGCCTAATCTTTTATTAAAAGATCCATGGTATACTCCTAGAACATTTGTATGTTACCCATTTATTTTAATTGCTATTTCTATTTATTGCCTCAAGGCTGTGAGTGATATATTTTTAGGTATTTCATTGAGTGTTATTGTTTTTTTCTCTTTCGTGCTATCAAGCTCATATGGTAGCGTTTTAAAGGTCAATAATGATTATGATAACTTCTTAGCACAATCTATATCTGAAAAAATAATGAAGGATAGCAATCGTGGGGAGTATACTGTTGTAATTATGGGTAAGCAGAGTAGACCTATTCTAAGCAGCATGTTTTATGATAAATTTCCTATACTTGTTAAATTAGCTCCATTATATATGTCTGAAGGCTGGTATTGGGGGGTAAAAGATCTATCGCGTTTTCTAAACATAAGATCTTCAAGCGATGCTCAAAAAGTCATAAAGAGCGCATGCGATTTTGACGAGATATACAAATCATCAATATATAACTTATATCATAGAAATGATGTATATATAGTTGACTTTGAGAAAAAATGCTAATTTAATGCAATAGGCGCCAATCTGGCGCCTACTTGATTTATGTTGATGGAGTTGCACTTGCAATTAGTATTTCACCACCTGAAAATGCCGTCAGCCCTGTTATTTCACTGGATAACAAAGCTTTAAACATATTAGAATCCTGCCCAAAGACAACACCTGAAAAAAAGGTTCCTAGATTTCTATACCCTCCAGCAACAGGCATGCGACATAAAATATAGTTAGTTCCGTTGTATGTTCCTGTAAACCATCCGTCATAATCAGTTAAAGCTTGTGATGAACAATGTGCAGCCTTGACGAGTTTGGCCCTAGGGGTTATATCACTACCAACAACATTGAAGTCATAAGCCCCAGCGATTGAATTCATCCCAGTGCCACTTCGTAAAGTGTAAACCGTTCCTATGCATCCACGAGAACCATAATATCCTCCCATGATACGATAATAGGGACCAGCAGATTGATCAGGGTTAGGAAGTGACAGATCTCTTATAACCGTAGTTCCGAAGTTGGGTATTGTTGCCGTCCCGCCATCATATCCAATGTTAGAAAACGTTGAGGTTACTGTGTCATATATATTTTTTTGCGGCCATGCATTTTCCGACTTGTTGCTATAAATAATGTCTAGCTTCGCACCTGTTAAAGTTTTTGACCTGGCCCCATTAAAAACAACATCAGAACTTCCTACAAACTCATTTATCGTAATCTTTGCATAACCAGTAAGATCAAAGAAATATGATCCTGCAACCTGTGTTTGTGTGTATATATGCACTACACCAATAGATAAATTCGCGCCCACACCTTTAATCAACGTTCCATTGTTAGCCCTGTCAGGCTGCTCACATCCTAGTGATGAAGCGCTATATGAACCTGCGTTAAATATGTATGGAGTTCCTGAGCAATCATCAGATGCCAACGGACCTAGTTCTACATATGATCCTGAAAGCTCGAATGAACAATAATTAGAATAAAATACACTGCAGTTTTTAATGCAATAGCTTGTCCCACCATTTACATGCACACCTCCGTATATTCCTACACTATGCAAGCCTTGAATAACCAAATTTGACAACATCACCCCTACAAAAGCGTTACCGCCAAAATAAACACCCCACTTAGTCGCTGTTATAAACACATCATCCAATTGTTGTCTAGTTGCAGTATTTGGCGTGTAATATCCATAGCTTTCCGCTGTCTCATCTATTATGGTAATGCCTTTTAAATGTATATTCCTCTTGCCTTTTGCATAAAATACTGCATTCACATCTTGAGAGCTAACAGCCTCTTTTTTAATTATTGTGTAGCTACCCTCTCCTTTAAACTTACTGCCATCTGGCATATAGTATTTATCACCATAAATGTCCTCAGCATCATATAAAAGAATGCTATCTGTTATAGTGTATTCACCCGCAGGGACATAAACCACTTTACCCTGCTGGGCCGATACAAGCGATGCTCTATTAAAAGCGAGAGTCCAATCAGGGTCTGAATCTAGTTTAAAGTCAAGAACAGAAATAGTTTCAGAGTTTTTCTGGTGCTGAGTTCGATTTACGGATCCGCTATATGGCTGTTGTACGGCTATCTTCGCATCATTAACAATAGTAGGACCATAGTCTTGCCCCAACTCTGATCTTAGTTGGTCTGGGTCATATTTTAGAACATTGCCAATGTAGTCAACTTGTGTTCCGTATGCATCGTAGATAGCCATGCTATGGCCCTCTACAGTAACTATCTTAACCAACTGACCGTTATATACTATCTTTCCGGCAGCATTGATAACCAGCGGCTGGGATGTTTGCACATGGGAACCATCTTCGTTCTCGATGTATACAGGTATCTGATTGGCAGGGTTAACCGGGTCTGTATCGATTTGACCGATGTAGATTCTACCATTCGGCAATGCTTTGAAAGTACGTGAATCTGTGAATATTGGTCTTGGGTTGGTGACAACAACGTTTGGTACGATATCGGCCATTTACTATGCTCCAGGCGCAGCAATGCCGCACAAGATAAACTTGCGCAGCTTTGCTTTATGGTTCGGTTATAATTAGTTAAAAGTGCGGAGGTGTTATGGACAGAGATTTATTGAACTTAGCGTTCCTGATTTTTGGAATTTGCGTTGGTGTCGCGTTATTCGCTTAACACCTCAGATTTAGCGCCCTGAGCAGCAGAGTTAACAACACGCTCAGCTTGAGACATTGCTTTCTCGAAAGCAGTAGAGCCGCGCGGAGTGTTAGCCAGTCGCAGCATTGCGTTGCGTACCGGTTCGCTCTCATACATTCTCGCCAGCAATCCATACCCGCCGCCGACGCCAACTAGTGCAGGGTTAGTTACCGTTCCGATACCGAGAATAAATGGAATGGTCTGCTGACCTGTTGGCGTGGTTACCCCCGCCTGCCCTGCTCGCTTCGTGGATTCCAGGTAATTCTTCAGCCCCTTCAGATATGCAGCATCACGACCTTTAAACGCAATCCCTGTCTGGTTAGACATCATGTTAACCTGTCGCAGGAACTGGTCAGGTGACCCACCAGACTTCTCCATAGCCTTCCCGATAATGCCGTTACGCATCTGCGCGCGTCCGGTCTGACCAACTGAGCGGTACAGGTTTTGAACTTCCGACTTGTTCTTGCTAAACAGCATGTTGTTAACCACTTCTGGCGTCAGGTTGCGTATTTTCATGAAAGGAGATCACTCAATAACTTCCATCGAGATCGGGTAATAACATTTGAACAGATCGCTGAATAACATCGATGGAGATCACTTTTGACTCATTTTGTTATTCAGTGATCTCCATCAATGTTATTGGAACTTCACAGGTGTGTTGATCTGTATCTTTTGCCATTCCGGTAAAGGATACCTATGCCAACAGTTCCAATTTCTATGAGAAAACTTAAAGAAATTCTTAGGCTTAAATACGGTGTTGGACTCAGCCATCGACAAATTGGTCGTAGTCTTGCAATCTCCCCTTCCGTTGTATCCAGATATGCTAATCGGGCGGCTCAACTTGGCATAAAGCAGTGGCCCTTACCTACAGGATGGGATGATACAAAACTAAAACATGCGTTCCTTCAGACCCAGGTTAAGATGAAGAAGCACTCTCTGCCTGACTGGGCTACAGTACACCGGGAACTGCGTAATAAATGCGTGACGCTGCAGCTACTCTGGGAAGAATACTGTGAGCGTAATCCAGGCGGTTTTTACAGCTATAACCATTACTGCCGGATGTACCGTGAATGGCTCAAAACCACTTCACCATCAATGCGTCAGGTACATAAAGCTGGCGAAAAACTTTTCGTTGATTACTGTGGACCTACCGTTGGCGTTACCGACCCTGAGACCGGAGAAATAAGAACTGCTCAGGTCATCGTAGCTGTTCTCGGGGCATCAAGTTACACATGGGCAGAGGCCACCTGGTCTCAGCAGCTTGAAGACTGGGTGATGAGTCATGTTCGCTGCTTCCAGTGGTTGGGTGGCGTTCCTGAACTTGTTGTTCCGGACAATCTGAAAAGCGCCACATCCAGGGCATGTAAGTATGATCCTGACGTTAACCCTACCTACCAGCAGATGCTTGAGCATTATAATGTCGCAGTTTTGCCTGCGCGGCCACGTAAACCGAAAGATAAAGCCAAAGCTGAAGTTGGCGTTCAGGTTGTTGAACGCTGGATCATGGCCCGAATCAGGCATGAGATCTTCTACAGCCTTGCATCGCTTAATCAGCGCATTCGGGAGTTGCTGGAAAGACTGAATAACAAAATAATGCAGAAGTTGGGTTATTCACGTGCAGAACTCTTCATCCAGCTTGATAAACCCGCACTGAAGCCTCTTCCTGAAGCCAGTTACAGTTACACCCTGGTGAAGAAAGTCAGAGTTCATGCCGATTACCACGTGGAAATCGACAAACATTACTACTCGGTTCCATGTTCGCTGTTAGGCCAGCAACTGGAAGCATGGATCTCCGGAGAACTGGTAAGACTCTTCAATCAGGGGCAGGAGGTTGCTGTGCACCCGCGCAAGCGTACTTATGGCTACAGTACCCGCAACGAGCACATGCCTGAAGCTCATCGACAGCATGCCACCTGGACGCCAGAGCGTCTTCTGGAATGGGCGGGGCACATAGGCAGTGAAACTCATAGTTATGTGCTTCATATACTGAACTCTCGTCCACATCCGGAACAAAGCTATCGCTTCTGCCTTGGACTCCTGAACCTTCATAAAAAATACAGTAAAGCCAGACTTAATGCAGCATGTGCAAGAGCTCTGAAAACAAAGGTATGGCGTCTGTCAGGTATTAAATCGATCCTGGAAAAAGGTCTGGATAAACAACCTGTTCAGGATCCAAAACCAGATCTGTTATCCACGATGGAACACGAAAACGTACGCGGCAGTGAGTATTACCACTGATACGGGATCCAATGATGAATCATCTTTACGAACAACTGACCGCACTTAAACTCACCGGCTTCCGTGATGCGCTTAAAAAGCAACTTGCTCAGCCGGGCACATACCAGGAGCTGGGCTTCGAAGAACGCCTGTCATTACTGACAGCAGAAGAACTAACCTGCCGTGAAAACAGGAAGGCAGAGCGTCTGATCAAACATGCACGGTTCAGACTTAATGCTGAGTTATCAAAGCTGGATTATCGTAACAATAGAGGGCTGGACAGGGCCCTCATCCGTTCACTCAGTCAGGGAAACTGGTTAACCCTGAAACAAAATATTTTACTGACCGGGGCCACCGGCAGCGGTAAAACGTTCCTGGCATGTGCACTTGGTCATAATGCCTGCCGACAGGGATACAAGGTCTACTATTATCGCCTTAAAGCGCTGATGGAACAGTGCTATCAGGGGCATGCTGATGGAAGATACAGCAAACTTTTGACCAGGCTGAATAATAGCGATCTGCTGCTTCTGGATGACTGGGGGCTGGAACCTCTCTCATCAGAACAGCGTAGCGACCTGCTGGAAATAGTGGATCTGATGTACCAACGAGGCTCAATCATCGTAGTGAGCCAGTTGCCGGTGGAAAACTGGTACAAAATGATCGGAGACTCCACACATGCGGATGCCATCCTAGATCGACTGGTTCATGGCAGTATCAAGATCGAACTTAAAGGAGAATCAATGCGGAAAATACAATCTCCGTTGACCGAAGGAGATCAGTGAAGGTAATTTAAAAACGGTTCTGTGAAAGTGACACGAACCGATCTCCATCGATGTTACTCACCGATCTCCTTCACGGTAATACGCAGTCAGGTCGCCTTTCATGATCACATTCTTCAGCCTAGTATTCTGAAGCTTACTTGCTTCATCCGCATAAACCGCATTAGCCTGCTTATAACGCCGCAGAGTGTCACTACCAAGGTTCTGACCAATGGCGCTATCGATATCGCCAGTCATAGCCTTATAGACACGCTGAACAGCAGCATCAGAACGCGTAGGCATGACAACACGCTCACCTTTAACATCTTGCCTGAACTGACTGCGAAGGCCACTAAGCTGTTGCAGGTCCATAGCCATCGGCCCACTTGAACCAGCATTTCGCGTTAACTCATCTCGGTACGACTGAAGCTTAGAAATTGTCTCGTTATCAGCGACCTTACCAAGTTTTTGCAGGTTTGATATTTCAGTGTCAATCTGCTGAATAGCTCTTGATGGCTGAATATTAACGCCAGTCATTGCGTTCTGGACCTGCTCAAGCCGATTGCCGGCCGCTTGCTTGATACCTGCTGATTTTGCTTTTAGGCTACCGATGACAATCGATGGGTCGTACTCACCGAATCGGGATGCATATTCATTAACTAACTGGCTGCGGCCTTCCTGTTGCGCCGCCCTCATTGAGCTAGTGCCCGCGAAAGGAATATTCTCTGCTGTGGTCTGAGCCATGCGACCTACGCGAGAGTTAGGTTGCAGAACGTCAGATGTGTGCAATGGAACATCTGCTGAATCAGCGAAACGGATAGCCTGTTGTGCTTCAGGTGAGATTGCTCCACGCGCACCACGATAAGCAGCGCCCGCAACGCGACCAAGTTGGTTAATCGCACCACCCAAAACAACACCAGTGCCAAGGTCGGTTGCCAGCGCTTCAGGATTATCCTGAGAGCTATTCGCAGCCATAGAACCAACGGTATTCTCAGCCAGCAATCTTGATGCACCCTGCGCTACTCTCCCGGCGATGGTAGGAGCTTGTGCGACTGCTCGCTCCGCACCAACTGGAGTCAGATAAGGCAATGCTTCAGCAAACACACGGCCTTCTGTTGTTTGCGGCGTCAAAGTGCCTCGTTGCAGCCCGAAATCTTGTTCCAGGCCCTGAGTAGAAACTCGAGGTGCTGGCTGGTAGGTACCATCACCAACCCCCAACTGCTTACCCGCCCATGCGCCAGCACTTGCCACCGCATCAGCGACAGATGCAGGGATGTTTGCCAGGTTAACGCCAGCCTGAAGCAATCCGCGCCCAGTTTCAGCAGCAGCATTGCCAAGGTCGGAAATGAAACCACCTTGCTGCTGTGGTGCTTCCTGTGTACTCTGCTGTACAGGCTGTTGTGTAGCTTGATTCTTCCTAGGGAGGTATTCATCAGCTTGCTGGTTGTGCAGACTCTCCGCATATGCAGTGGCATCGTCAGGATTGTCGAACATACCAAGATGCTTTCCCGTCCTCATGAAGTTATCAATAGCTTCATCATCAGACATAATGCGACCATCATCACTAACGGTAGGAATAAGCACCTCTCTACCATCTATATTTGTAGACATGCTCCGCACAGTGCTAATGCTGCCATCAGAGTTTTTAACAACAGGCCGATTGTGAATGTCAATATTACCCTTCTCTAGCAAACCTCTAGGGTAAGCAGAGTAGAACGCTTGCTTTGCCTGCTCTGCGTTATCTCCAGCCTGAGGAGCGACTACCTCATTGAAGTATTGCTCCTGAGCCAACGCCTTCTGTTCTGGTGCCAGCGCCTGATATTGCTGGGAGGCGATAACGTCTTTCCATGCCTTAGCCATTAATCACCCCATAGTGAAGAGAATCCGGCATTAGCCGATGGTTGTTGTGCCTGCTGGGTTTGAAGCTGACTGGTTTTACCAACATCTACTTTGTACTGCTGGTTGTAGTTGTCTGTGTATTCGCTGATATCCCTGATTGATTGCTGCATTGCTTCAGGGCTTGAGTAGTCAACCTGCGGCATACCCTGAAAGTACATTTTCGCCTCTGCCACGGTGTTGATACCGCTTGCACCCATATCCCTTGCAGCAGCCACGCCCTGATTCTGCATGCGTCCCTGTATACGCTGAGCGGAATTGTACAGTTGGCGCTGCTCCTTGCCATTGAATCGGCTTCGCACATCAGCACCTACGGCAGGGTTACCAGAGCCTCCAGTTAAACCTGTCATGAAGTCCAGAGACGATGAATCAGCATTGGCGATTGCATCAATGTCCTTCTTCATGGCGTAGTTTGTCGCATTGGTTGATGATGTAGCAGGTGCTGCAATTGAGCTTGCTGGCACACGAACGGTATTCCCGGCGTTATCTACGCCCTCATAGAACGCATTAGCGCCTGCGCCATGAAGCTTACCTACAATGCTGACAGTTCGCCCGTCTGACAGTTGTACAGTGCGTCCATCGTCACCAGCGGCTGAATTACCGCGCGACGCTGCTCTCTGATTGACCATATCCTGTCCACGGCGAGCGGTAGCAGCAGAGATATCCTGACCACGCATCTGAATATCCTGTCCTCGCTGCTGCAATGCTTCACCAGCCTGATTGCTGCGAACTTTTTCATTCAGCGTGTCACGATCAATGGCGCGACCAACAATCCTGTCCTGAGCTTTAAAATATTCATCAGGGCCAAGTGCCGACATACCAAGATGATCAACAAACTCCCCAAACTGTTGCGGGTTCTGCTGATACGTTTGCGCCACGTCCTGAGGGCTTAGACCGACACGTTGCAGGTCTGCAGCGTTGTTCTGAAGCCATGCTCCCATTGTTTCAGGAGAAGATGAGGCTAGACGTGCTCCAGCAGCCAGAGCGCCCACTGTTGAACGCTGGTCATCATCGACAAACTTCATACCGTTACGGACCGCTTCAATCTGGTCAGGATACTGCGCGGCAAGTTGACGCATAGCATTGCGGTCACCGGATGCATACGCTTCACCATACGCCTTCTGGAACTCTCCCTGTCGCTGCTGTTGCTGTCCTTGCTGGTACACCTGGGCGAGTGAGCTAATGCCCTGAAGCGCCTGAAGTCCTACGTTGTTACGACCTGAGCGCTCATCCTCATTGTTCTGCCGAATGTAGGCCAGTGCGGTATCAGCATCACTGGCGCGAGGCGCGTTCTGATTGTTAGTTCCTAACCCAGCCAGGAGACCGCCAGAGTTAACGCTTTGCTGCCATGTAGCCATGTTGTCACCTTAGAATAGAGAGCTGGCACCACCAATCAAACCACCGATACCTGCACCGATTGCCGTACCGTAACCAGGGCCAAACATCGAGCCAATCTGCGCACCTGCAAGCGCACCACCTGCCGCGCCAGTGACGAAACCAGCGGTACCGGATGATTTATTAGCATTCGCTGCTGCTGCGTTGGCCTGCTGCTGATAGAGTTGGCTTGAGTTATTTGCGTATGACTGTCCGGCGTTGGCCTGACCCTGCAATGCGCCAAGACCGATGTTTGCAAGGTTCTGATAGTTGTTCATCTGGCTGGACAGATAGTTTTGTCCAAGTGATGGGGCAATTGCCGCGAGTTGGTTGCCTGTTGCTGTTGAGCCAAGACCACCTGTCGCCTCTGCTGATGCCAGACTCTGATATCGAGCCTGACCAGCCATCTGTTTGTATTGGTCTGAGTTGTAGTAATCGTTAAGTGCTTGCCCCTGACCTTGCAGCGTTGAGAGGTTTTGCAATTGAGATACATATTGCTGTGCTAGGGGTGTAAACGGTGCGAGGTTGTTCATCACCGTCTGCCACTGCTCGCGTTGAAGCTCAATCCCTTTTTCTGTTGCGCGGGCCTGAGCTTTTGAGCCGCCATCACCGCCACCACCTCCGCAATAGACTGCGTTACTGAGGTGCTTATTCGCGATCTGGAAAATTAGCATTTCAATAGCTCCTCATACTGTGAGCGAGTGAGTTGATAGAGAGTCACGCCAGCAGGTTTACCGTCTTTCAGATAGGCGTCATCCATATGACCAATGCGCGTTGCACCAAGGAGGCGAATCAGTGCGCGGCCATATTTTGTGGAGTCTGGAACGGTGGTGATGCTGTTGGTGAAGGGGTTATTTTCGAGAAGCCATTTGCAGAAGAGTCGATGTCCTTGCAATGCGTATTCGCCACGGAATCCGGGGTCATAAATCGCATGACATTCGACTACGGTGTACCAGAAGTTACGCACCTCATGGACGCCTACCAGCATTAATCCTTCATAGATTCCGATGTATTGCGCATCAGGCTTGATGACGTAGATGTCACCTTTATCTACGATGTTTCCTGTGTTTTCTGGATTATTTAGGAATTCTGCAAGCTTCATCGGGTTATCGACGAGCTTTATTTCCATTAGTTTATTAACCCATGTGTTCTCAATGCTGATTCCAGTGCAAGAATTCGCTGTCGTGCTTGCTGGAGTCCTGTAGCAATCGCTGAAACCTCGGTCTGAGTGTATGTAGAGCTAACGGTATAAGCCTGGTTTGCGTTAAACGAACCAATCAGCGATGTCCCTGTTCCTGTTGTCCATCCTGTCTGACGCGCTCCAATAACCTTTGTGCCGCCTACTGAGTATGAGGTTGTCACGTTGAGGGGTGATGCCAGTGATTGCGATGTGGTTACAGTTTTAGATACGTAGTCGGCTTGCAGGTTGTCGATGTCAGTCTCTGCCGATGACACCCTGGTAGTTAGGTTTGACAGGTCTGTTTGCAGACTGACGATATTACCTTCAGCAGTAGTAAGGCGTATATCAAGGCCATTTATTGCTGAGGTGTTAGCTGTGATGCGGATTTCATGGTCGTCTACTTCAACCCGCAACTGGCTAATCCGTAATTCATGGTCTGCTAGTTCAACATCCTGCTCATCGTTTTTAACCTGCGCATCATAAGCTCCCTGCCCTGCCTCGTTAGCTTTGCCGGCTACATTGGTGAAGTCGACTACCTGAGAAAGGATGTATTGCTCATAAGCGGGGTTAAGACCGCGAGGTAAAGAAGATGCGTTAATACCTATCGCTCGAACAACGACGGGGTCTTTTAGTGAATCGTCAGCCATTACTCTATCCTTATCTGACAACCTGACAGAGTTACAGGTGATTTAGTGATGATACGGAGCTTGAATCCAATGTTTCGCCGGATTCGACCAACACGCTTCCAGATGACTCGCTTGTCATAAACAAACGGCTCGTTTTGTTCAATCATCTGCTCGCGACCGTAGTTGATGCCGTCAGTGGTTGCAGATAAAAACAGCCTGTCAGCGTACTGAGCAACGCCCGTTGATGACTCGACCTCAAAGTCGAACACACGCGAGTTATCAGCCTTAAACAATGGCGTGAATAGCAAGTGCTCCTGCTGAGTTCCATACTGTGACGCGATGTCGAACTGAAGTTGCCCGGTTACTGGCTGAAGCTTGTCTCCGCAGGTTATCTGATTACCCTCATACATCAGGTCGATAGCACGATATACATCGTCATAAAGCCCGGTTTTAAGCACAGACCATTGCGGACCGTTAGCTGCAGTAGAGCCGTCATAAACAAGAACGTGTCGGGGGAGATGAATCAGTAACAGTTCATGGGCATCAAAGCGCAATGATTCCATTACTGTCTGAGATAGTTCATCAGCAGAATACGAGCGGATAATCTTCTCTATGCTCGCTGTTGCTATCTGATTAGCGCGTCCTGAGTCGATGATATAGACGGAAGGGGCACCATTAGCCGGGCTGCTTACGATAGCAATCGCATCCATGAAAGGCGTCTTGCAATACGTTCCGGCAATACCCTTCTGCACCATATAGGCCGGGTTAGCCACATACAGTGCTGCGCCAACCGTTGTTGCACCTGTGAGCGTGAAGTACTCAATCGTCGAGGAGCCAAAGCAGACGATGAAGTCTCGCCACGTCCCAATGCCAACTATGCCGTCTGGTTGTGATTCCGCGCGATATTCAGCACTGTATCGGTCAGGATGCGATTCATCTTCAAGGTCAGAGATAAACCATGAGTCTGAACCATCTTTCGACCACGCGTACCGACCACGCAAGCGAGTGATGTCACGAACAGAACCAAGGTCGTATTGCGTGAATGTGCTGTCTACAGGCCAGTTACCCATAGTCTTAACGGTGCCATCATAACGGTATTCGACAAGATGACCGTTAACTCCTACCGCCTGAGATGTTCTACCGTGCGCCATTGATACGCGACCACTTCCGGACACGCTTCCAGCCTCACTATCTCCCTTGTAAAGCTTTCCGCCACAGACGCGATATACAGCATTCTGAGCGGTGTTGTACTCAACCCCTCGCGATACTCCATCCACATCTGAACGCTTGGCTATGCCAGGGAATGAACGCAGATAGCCGTTACTGTTGAGTACTTCCTTGGGAGTTGCCAGCATGTTCACTGGCAGATAGTCGATATAGTCGGCGTTTTTGAAGTCTTTGCCGAATCCCTTCATCAATGGAACCTGCTGAACTGGCATCATTCACTCCCATTGTCGCAAGGGTTCTTACGGTGAAAGAAGTTCCACCCATTCCAGGTTGCAAGACGATTTCCGCTACCAACAGGCATGCGGTTTGGATAACCGGACTTACATTTCGCTGATTTCGCTCTGCTCATTGCAGAGAGCTTGATGAGTTGCTCTTTGCCATAACGTGCAGTGGTGATGAGCTTCGTCGTGGCTTCCTGACCGTAATCTGGTGCAATTCGGCAGGCGAGGTTAAGGATTACGGCGTTCAGAGCGTTTTTATTCAGGCCATGCTCATCACCAGGGTCAGCAGGAACATCATCATCTGTGAAGATGTACCCAATGCTGATACCAGGCGAATCATCACCACCAAGCCACTCAGCCATCATCATTTCGAGGTCGTTTACTGCATCCTCAATGGATTGCGGCTCTACATCGGTAAGCGTTGCGTTCGATGCAACCCCAAGTTTCCGTAAAGAGGCAAGAACGAGATCGCCTTTAGTCGTTAGATTCATCTGTTGCCGCCTTAGGTTTTGGCCCCGGCTTTTTCTTCGTCTTCACTTCTGCATCAGTCTCTTTTTCAGCTTCCAGAAGCTTGTCAGGATGGTCTAGCCAGCCTTCATCAAGTCGTGACTGAAGTTCATCAGATGAGACAATCTGGAAGTCATATCCAACACCTTTCCATTTCTTGGCGCTGCCATGACGGAAAACCATGTGTGACATTTCGCTCTCCAAATATAAAAGGGGCCGAAGCCCCTTGGTTGTTTGTTACAGCGCGGTCTGATTGGGCAGACCTACACCAATCGCTTCAGGTCGAACGGCGCACGCTGCATACCAGACTGCGATACGCGCTTTTCCTGACAGCGTAGAGATGTCACCTTGAGTGGCGAAGATGCCGTTCACTCCAACACCAGGAATGCTGAAGGATGACGTTTTCATGCCAGCAAACAGTTCATGAGTAACCGGGATTGGCTGAGACAGGAGGCGAATTGAATCGTCAGCCCAGAACACGTTTGCGGTAGTTGTTGCCACGTTCAGCAGGTTGATTGTCATAGCCGCAGCCAGAGAGGTGTTTACGTTGGCATAAGCCTTCTCTTCCGGCAGTAATGCGGTGTCGTCCAGGGCGATCGGCTTCGGCGTGATTTCAATGTGTGTGGCATCGATAACGCGAGTGATGGAGAAAGTCGCGTCATCAGTCAGCACGTTCTTAGCCATCTGAGACAGGAACTTCACACCAGTGAAGCTGATTTTATCGCCACGCTTCAGTCCGGTTGAGGATGAAACAGTGACGGTGGCTACACGGTTATCAACGTTCTCTTTGTTGCCATCGGTATCGGTGGTGTACGCCTGCGGCTTGAACTTCTGAGCGCCGGAAACAGCGATACCAGTTGCGGTAGACGCAACGACGGTTGGAAGTTTTGGAGATCGCAGAACTTCATCAAAACCTGCAACCTGACGCTGAATGGTACCGTTGCGATACGCTTCTTCAGGAATCTGACCGAAGATATCCTTGTTCACCAGGTCACGGCCTGATTTACGGTAATCATCCGGGTTGAAGAAGTAGCTCAGGCCCATATCGCGGTTCAGTTCGCGAGAGAACATCAGGCGCTCTGCATCGGATACGAAATCCCAGCCATTCAGGCCGGTAGTCGGACCGATAGAGCGAGCATCATGCACTACCAGAGAACCCATTTCAGTTGCCTGTTTGGCGATCGCGGTTTCGATGTTGTTCGCCAACTTCTTGGCAGATGCGTTGATACGGCGACGATAAGATCGCTCATCACGCAGATCATCGGCGCGAAGCTGGAAGAAGTCGTTATCCGGGTCGCCCATGTTGCACTTAACGGACAGTTCCAGTACGCCAGTTTCTTTACCAGTTAAATCCCAACCAGTTTGAGTCGGCGCTTCCTGCTCAACAGGCATCCACACGGTATTGCCAGAGCGCTGCATTGACTCAGCCGGAGGAGTGTATTTGTTTACCTTGGACGCCATAGGCGTAAGGTTCTGAACGGTTTCAATGATTTCGTCCAGTGCGTAGGTGACCAGTTGGCCTTCGCTTAATGCCATTATCGATTTCCTTTATTCAATTGTGCCTTCAGCTTGCGATACGCTTCTACGTCACCCTTCGCTGCTGCTGCGTTCATCTGCTTTTCAATAGCTGAGATGTTGGCTGCAACAGCTTGACCCTGTACGGGTTCGTCAGGGGTGGGAGCTTCGGAAACTTGCTTGCTGCGAGGCTTGAGAGTTAAACGTTCTGAGAGTCGGGTGAGTTCAATCAGCGCCTGCTGCTGGTTCATTTGCAGGATTTGACGTGTTTTCTCCGGGTTAGCGCCTAAGTGGTACATAAGAGCCGGAGATTTTTCAGGGAAAAGCACCATCAAATCGGAAACAATCTGCGGAGGAACTAACTGTGCAAATGCTTCCTCTTTCTCCTGGTAATCAGGGATGTTGAGCTTTTCCGCTGCGTCATAGTGCTTACGTGCAGCATCGACGTATTGCGCTGATTGCTGGGTGTACTCCTGAGTCTTGCGACCTTGCTCTGCCACTGCTTTACTGCGAGCGTCCTGAGCTTTGATGTTCCATTCGTTCGTTGCCTGCTGGAATGCAGCTGATGCCATTGCCGTGTCGCCGTTGTACTTGCTGTACAAAGCGTCATCACCAAAGAAATCATTAACGTTTGGTTGTGCTGGTAACTCAGGAGCCACCCGGATGTTCTCCGGCAATTCTCCGCGCTTTACAGCTTCTGCCTGTTGCTCAAGCTCGCGCTGACGCTTGCGCTCAATACGTCGCTGTGCAAACTGCGCATTAGTTGCCGGGTCTTGTTTTGGTTTGTTCTCATCGTCTTTCAGAACAATGTCGAAGCCTTCATCCTGACCTGCGTTGTCGTTGGCATTATCAACAACTGAGCCATCAGCAGATGCCGCTGCTTGATTGCCGGACAGGGTTAAGTCTTCAGTTGCCTGAATTTCGGTGGTTTGGTTCATGATTAACTCTCTCTTATTGAGGTGTCTCAGCTACGCCGCTGGAGGGAATGTTTTGTCTCTGCGATTGCAGGAGGTTGGCGATATCAAGCCGCTGTGAATGCCGCTGACCTTCGCCTTTAAGGAGTAATTCAGCGTTCGCTCTCGCGTCATCGCTGTTTTGTTGCTGGAAGGATTGCATAAGCTTGAGGAATTCCCTGAATTCGGCTCGCTTATCCGTCTCCATGTTGTTGAATATCTCTGCAACCTTCGCTGCATAGAGTTGGTTCTGACCTTCGACCTTAGCCGCATCAACCTGAATCTGCGCTTGCTTAGACTGAGCATTGAGAAGGTCGGCTTGCCCGGTGAGCAGTACACCCTGCGCCTGAATTGCTTCAGGAGATGGTTGTTGTGGTTGCTGCTGCGCTTCCTGAACCATCTGAATCTCTTCAGGTGTTTCTGGTTTCTTCAGGCCCATCATGACGAGTTGCTTATTGGCGTACTCACGCATCATCTCGACTCCTTTACCGTCAAGCAATGTGAAGTACTGAAGCAGCAGCATCTGCCACTCCGGAGTTCCAGGAGGAACTTTTGCAAGCAATTCCTGAATCTCTGCTCGGTTCTGCTCTTTCATGCTCTGGAATGATGGCCCGGTGTCCGTGTAACACTCATAACGACCGCGAATATCGTTCAGTGTTACAACGTTACCCGACTGATAATCGACAATCTGAGCGTATAATTGGACGTCTTTCTCGCTGCCATCTTCCAGCGTCATCGTCACCTGTCGAGGGACGTCATACACATCATTAACCATCGATGCGTAGATTTCACCGTCACGGCGCATAGCTGTTGCGAGGTTGTCCTGAAACACGTATGTCTCAAGGTCTGCTCGCATGTTTAACTGGTTTACGGTATCGAAAGCCACCTGACCGCCTGCTGCTTCAGAGTCAACACCCAGACTGGCGACCTCTTTCACTGCTGCGGTAGCGGCCTCAAGCATGTAGGCATTGGCCTGTGGAACTTCAGGGTTATCCATGTAAGCCAGTGCGCCGATAGGAAGGTCGTTACCGTTCTCATCGGTTCGGTTCTGAAGGTAGTACGGATAGTCATCATTACCACCGTACATGTATTCATAGCCTTCAATCTGCTCTGGTGCGAAGATGGGTTTCTTCTTCGGCGTTCTGGCTACAATGTCAGCGTTGAAAGACATGATCATGTTGCGCAGTCGCTGACCATCTTTCGTCAGCCTTACAACACCTTCATATACCTCTTTGTCGCCAGCGAATGACCATTCACCGTAAACAGGCACGATTGGGATATGCTCGCCAGCAATCTTCTCCCTGTCTTTCAGGATTTCGGTGCAGGTGATAATTGATTTATACACCCGGCGACGCTTCACTTTGCGCTCTGCGACTTTAACGAATCCCTGATTTGCCAGGTCATCAATCACATCTTTGATGTCTTGCTGGTAGTAACTAACAGTCTCACCAGAAAGAGGATCGCGATAGATGAATACCTTCTCTTTCTTCTCCTCTACCTCATAGAACTCGCCAACGTAGACAACATCGTTGGAAATCCATTGAAATAACCATGTCTGGTCAGGATTCTGAAATGTCGGATATGTTTCCTGGTCGATGCCGTACTCTTCCGCAAACTCTTTCCATCCATTCGTTGTGAGCGCATTAATCACCGTACAGTGTTTAGCATCGCTCTTGTCCATCTGCTTGCTGTTTGCATCCCAAATAACATGGGAGCATGCTTCATGAATGGGGAGTCGCCGGATAATCTGGTTATTGCTGGTTGGGTCGTTATCTTCGTACTGAGTAACCAGACGCCACGCACCAACGCCTGCCTCTATCTGTTCGCGAACGCCAACGTTAACTGCAATCTTCGCTGTATTGTGCCGCATATCGGTTCTATACATACCCATTAGAACATCAGCAGCATCAGGATTAGCGCCATCTTTCGGTCGGTATAGAACATCCACCGGGTTACGTCGCATCTCAGCAACAAGCTTGCGAACAACTGGGCGCACAACGTCGAATTGTCCACGGTATTGCAGGGTAGTGTAATTGGATAGCCAGTCATCCCATTGCGATACACGGCTAAAGTACAGGTCGTTAGTCGCCTCGGTTCTGGCTTCATCGCTCGCCATCCAGTCCATGTCGAATTTGCACAGAATGGAGTTGAGTCTGTTTTCGTCGGCCATTTAAGTTCTCCGTGCGATGGGCCTGATTGGGGCTGGTATCTTTTTCTCTTTTGGTTTTTTGATGTCGCGCATCATTTTGGCGAAGCGGCGCATCATGTATGCATAGCGAACGGCGGATAGCACGTCGTCGTTAAGCTTGACGATCTTCCCGTTTTCATCACGGTGATAGAGGCGGAACTCCTCAAAGAATGGCTCACAGGTGTTGAATACTTTGAAGCGACCATCAAGCATCATGTCGCGCAATTCAGTGATTCCAGGCTCCACAGCGTTACCGCCATCAGGCCATGTCGCATGCTCCTGCAACATCATAAAACCAGCGTCCGCGTACTGCCCTTTGAGCTGCTCACCGCCGCCCTTCTCATGCTGGTTTCCGTCATGAGGCCATGCGGTTGGCACTTTATGCGCCCATGATTTAACAGCTCCCCATGCCTGAACAGCTGTTTTTTCTTTCGCCTTCCACACGCGTGAAACGTAGATTGTGTCTGCGTCCTTATCCCACCAAAGCTGAACCTGCGCCTGTGGGTGATCCCATCCAAAATCCATCCCACCAATTACGTAGAAGTGATCAGGACACTCGAACGGCTGACACTTAATAGTCTCTTCCGGTATCTGGAAGATTCGACCGCTACCCATCGTAGGAATACCGCGAGCACGCGCCTCTCTCTCATGCTCGGGATAGGATGCGATGATTTGCTCTTTCTGCTCGTCGGTGTAGTGCTCAGCGTCATAGATGGTCATGTTGACCACTTTCTGCGACTTGCTGGGATTCTTCAGGAACTTGGTAACAACGTCAGACATCCCCATCAGCGGGGTAAACGTCAGAATTGAGAATTGCCCGTATTTGTTGGTACGGGTAAGGCCTTCGCCATAAATGCTGTATGGTGGCTCTTCGTCAAACCACACGCCGTGGATTGTGTCACCCTGCCAGCGAGCGCGACCTTGCGAGTATGGTTTGAAGTAGCAGATTGAAATGCCATCTTCAACGCCATCAGCCGTGTGATGCTTAACCAGAAGATGATCAACAAGGTTCGGAAAGAAAGGAGACTTCTTCCAGCTAATGATGTCTTCTTTAGGTATGGAACCGTAGCCTGGCTCATCATTCTCTTCGATACGACCACACAGGATGCGTTGAGTCGTTTTGGTTACAGTCTCGTTTGTCTCGCCGCCAATCCAGAAGACAACAGGCTCATAGAAACGCTTACCTTTCCACTCCCCACCATATTTACCATCAGCCGGATAGCCTTTTGTTCCCGGATAACGCCCGGTAAGGTGAAACGCGACTTCAGCAGCCCCAGTAAATGACTTACCAAGCTGGTTACCAGCCATAAAACAGCGCTCTGGATAGTCATGCCCGGCATCGATGAACTCACGCTGTTTGCTGTATGGCGTAAATTCATATAGCAGGTGTGTGTTCCGGTAGTTCTCTTCTTCTTCGAGTAGCTCGAGTAACTCGATTTGCTCTTCGTCGCTCAGGTTATCAAGAATCGCGTCCAGTTCCACGGTTGAATAGCTCCTTGATACGAGAGCGCCGCTTATCGCGATCTCCCTTATCAGGTGTCACGTCTTCAACTTGCGACTGCTCTTTGAGGCCCAAATCACGGGCGATGATGTTAGCGTTGAGAAGGTCAGCGGCTGCGCCAGAGAATTTCTGGTCGTAGATGATGTCTTCCGCTCGTGATGTGACGTCAGAAAAACCTTCCATTGACCGGAAGGTTCCCCATGTTTGCCTGGTGATATCAAGGAAGGTACACAATCCTGAAATAGTCATGGCTCGCATCTTAGGGACATTAGCCTTAATTATTTCTCCCTGATATGAAAATACCTTACCCTCCCATAGCGGGTTATCATCAGCCCACTCGAAGTATTCACAACAAGCAGCCCACAGCGCCTCAGGCGATTCGAATTTAGGGTTTCGCCCATGACTACTGCGGGCCTCCCAGAATCGGTTGCCCTTTGGTGCTGCCATATTCATCTCACTTAATCGTTATTTCAGGTTGAGCATCATGCTCCGGTGGTGAACAGGTCTAACGCTTCCTTCGATTTACGCACCGCTTCAAATGTGCGGATCGTGATATCTGAATTAGCGCCACCTGACTGGAAGTGAATTTTGAATAGCTCAAGCTTCAGTTCGTCAGTGCCAATGAATTGAAATGCTTCTTCTGCGGCTGCGTTCTGGTTCATGACCAGTTTGTAAATCTCTAACTGGAATTTCTGTTCTTCAGTCATGGGAATAATCTCTGCCATTGTTGGCTCCGTTTATCCGTTAAAAGGGATATCAGTTAAGTTATCCCGTGTAGGGTATAAGCCATTATCAAAGCCACTCTGTAGGGAATGGCTTTTGTGATGGCATCACTTACTCTTTACGCTGCTATCCCACTCATCCCGGAATTTTGATGGGTTATTGAAACCTTCTGCTGACATAACAACTCCTTCAATGTTTGGCTGAAATTAGGATGTCTTTCCATCAGTCCGCCACCACAAAGAATCTTTTTTGCCATAAGGCAGGAGGTTCATCTTTCAGTGGCTGCCAGTGTTATTTCCCCACTTACTGGCTTGGGTTGTTTCGTGGTACTGCCGCAACTGGTGGTGCACAGACTTAGTTAAATCTGTTCTCGCCTGAACTATCTTTTACATACCCGGATTGTGGGGATGTAAATCACGGTTTCATTATCAAGCCCACCCGTAGATGGGCTTTGGAATGATCACTTTGGCAGTCCGGGGATCGATATTTGCGCCTGCTGCTCAAGCCTTTCGATTCTTGCTATGAGTTGAGGTTTTTTGATCCTGCCCCAGCGGTTCAGCAAGCGTCCTGACATACTGGCAACATCCTTTTCCTTCATGAACTCCAGCATTAACTCGTTGTGCTCTCTTTGGTATGAGTGAGCCATCTCCATCAGCCTGTCACGCATCCAATTAAATGCTTTGATAAACGCCTCTTTGATGGCGGCAGCTTTTTTGCCGGTAAACGACATGATGATGTACATCGCACCGTCTTTGGAAATTTCATATTCAACATACTGATTACCCTTGTGTTCATAGGTAACCCGCGAAAAGTTGCTGGTTAGAAATTCATCCGAACAGTCTAGCTTTTCGATTTTCTGAATGATGTGGTGATGCTGCTTGTCGAAGTAAGCTGCTACCTTGCGGGAGGTTGTGATCACGCGATCACCAGAAACAACCACCATGTCCCGGAAATCTAGATTAGCCAATTGATGATTCATAGCGTCTTTACCTTTTAGAAAGTGAGCCTGTCTCACAGAAAAGCCGCCCGAGAGAGGTCGCCACCTATAACGGCATTTCTCAGGCTCGCTTACTGAAAGGCTCTCGTTAATATGCGCGTGAGATGCGCTGTGAAATTCAGATATAAAAAAGCCCCGCGAATGCGAGGCTAAATCCTGGTATTTGTAATGAACTGACTCTTATCTCAACGCAGCCCCTTACCGCGCGCCATATGCTCAACTTCAAGCATCAGCAATGAGATGTTTAATCTGGATTCACCCCAGAAGTGATCACCACCCTGTCTACAGAGCCAGATGTGAAGGATGATGAGTAAAATTATCGCTATCATCGAAGGCATTGCGTCCTGATGTATTCCTGCAGGTAGTTAACCTGCGCGGTTATCCTGTCTATTCCACTTCTGAGACGGTAATAATTGAGTTCAGCATCTGCTGTAAGTCTTGGGCTTTCTCCATCGCCCATGCTGCTGGCTCCGGTCGTTGACTTTGCACAGGTGGCGGCGACTTGCAGGCGCTTACGCCCAGCAGAAACATCAGCACGGAGGCTTTCGATAGTCGCGTTAGCATCAGCAAGCTCCTTTGTGTATCTGGCGTCAAGTTCTGCTACATCACGTTGACGCTTCTGCATGTCAGCGATTGTGGATGTGGCCTTATCGCGCTGCTCTTTGTAGGTCATGGCGTTATCACGGTAATGATTAACAGCCCATGACAGGCAGACGATGATGCAGATAACCAGAGCGGAGATAATCGCGGTGACTCTGCTCATACCTCAATCTCTCTGACCGTTCCGCCAGCTTCTTTGAATTTTGCAATCAGGCCGTCAACCTTATGCTCGAACTGACCGTAACCAGCCCCCGGCAGTGAAGCCCAGATATTACTGCAACGGTCGATTGCCTGACGGATATCACCGCGATCAATCATCGGCAAAGCGCCACGTTCCTTAATCTGTTGCAGTGCCACAGCGTCCTGGCTTTTCGGAGAGAAGTCTTTCAGGCCAAGCTGCTTACGATAGGCATCCCACCAACGGGAAAGAAGCTGGTAACGTCCGGCTGCTGTTGATTTGAGTTTTGGGTTTAGCGTGACAAGTTTGCGAGGGTGATCTGAGTAATCAGTGAATAGCTCTCCGCCTACAATGACGTCATAACCATGATTTCTGGTTTTCTGTCGTCCGTTATCAGTTCCCTCTGACCACGCCAGCATATCGAGGAACGCCTTACGTTGATTATTGATTTCCACCATCTTCTACTCCGGCTTTTTTAGCAGCGAAGCGTTTGATAAGCGAACCAATCGAGTCAGTACCGATGTAGCCGATAAACACGCTCGTTATATAAGCGAGATTGCTACTTAGTCCGGCGAAGTCGAGAAGGTCACGAATGAACCAGGCGATAATGGCGCACATCGTTGCGTCGATTACTGTTTTTGTAAACGCACCGCCATTATATCTGCCGCGAAGGTACGCCATTGCAAACGCAAGGATTGCCCCGATGCCTTGTTCCTTTGCCGCGAGAATGGCGGCTAACAGGTCATGTTTTTCTGGCATCTTCATGTCTTACCCCCAATAAGGGGATTTGCTCTATTTAATTAGGAATAAGGTCGATTACTGATAGAACAAATCCAGGCTACTGTGTTTAGTAATCAGATTTGTTCGTGACCGATATGCACGGGCAAAACGGCAGGAGGTTGTTAGCGCAGCCTCCTGCCACCCGCTTTCACGAAGATCATGTGTAGAAGGCCGCAGCGTAACTATCACTGATGAGTTCAGGATAGCCAGTGGCTACGGCTCAGTTATGGTGCTGGTTAACGGACTTGAACCGCTACCCATTCGCTTACAAGGCGACTGCTCTACCATTGGAGCTAAACCAGCATATTTGGCGGGACAGCGTGGACTCGAACCACGATAAGAAGGTTAACAGCCTTCCGTAATGACCTTTATACGACTGACCCAAATAAAAAATCCCGAAACCGTTATGCAGGCTCTAACTATTACCTGCGAACTGTTTCGGGATTGCATTTTACAGACCTCTCAGCCTGCGATGGTTGGAGTTCCAGACGATACGTCGAAGTGACCAACTAGGCGGAATCGGTAGTAAGCGCCGCCTCTTTTTATCTCACTACCACAACGAGCGAATTAACCCATCGTTGGGTCAAATTTACCCAACTTTATTCAAAAAGTCAATATCATGCCGTTAATATGTTGCCATCCGTGGCAATCATGCTGCTAACGTGTGACCGCATTCAAAATGTTGTCTGCGATTGACTCTTCCTTGTGGCATTGCACCACCAGAGCGTCATACAGCGGCTTAACAGTGCGTGACCAGGTGGGTTGGGTAAGGTTTGGGATTAGCATCGTTACAGCGCGATATGCGGCGCTTGCTGGCATCCTGGAATAGCCGACGCCTTTGCATCTTCCGCACTCTTTCTCGACAACTCTCCCCCACTGCTCTGTTTTGGCAATATCAACGGCCCGGCCAGTACCGTGGCAATCTCTGCATCTTGCGCCCGGTGTCGCGGCACTACGGCAATAATCCGCATAAGCGAATGTTGCGAGCACTTGCAGTACCTTTGCCTTAGTATTTCCTTCGAGCTTTGCCACACCACGGTATTTCCCCGATACCTTGTGTGCAAATTGCATCAGATAGTTGATAGCCTTTTGTTTGTCGTTCTGGCTGAGTTCGTGCTTACCACAGAATGCAGCCATTCCGAATCCGGCTTGTGATTGCGCCATCCCCATAGCAGCCATCACATCAGTACCGGAAAGAGAGTCAGAAGCCGTGGCCCGTGGTGAGTCACTCATCATCGGGCTTTTTGGCGAATGAAATTTAGCTACGCTTTCGAGTCTCATGCGCCTTCTCCCTGTACCTGAATCAATGTGAGGTTTCCGCAGAACACTGCGCCGGTATCGATATACATCTGGTTGGCAAACTTGAGTGGTTTCACTGCTGGCGTATGACCAAAGATGAACGTGTCCGCGCCTTTGATTTCTTTCACGATCCCGTCTTGTGAGTTGCTGATTCGTTCGCGGTTCCAGATTACCTGCTGATGATCAACTGGTTTTCCAAACTCGTATTCGTCACAAGGATAATCGGCGTGGCAGATGACATATTTTTTATCTTTGCTCACCAGTTCGATGATTAACGGAAGTTCATCTGCTTTATGGGCAAGAGCTTTAGCCAGAATTTCTTTGTCGTAATCGAGATTAAAGAACCATCCACCGCCATTAAGCAGCCAGTGATTAACGTTTCCACGCTCTGATAAGCCATCAATCATCATTTGCTCATGGTTTCCACGTACAGCTCTGAACCAGGGGAATGTGATTAATTCCAGGCATTCGACGTTCTCTGTACCGCGATCAACCAAATCGCCCACTGAGATAAGCAGGTCTTTTTTGGTGTCGAATCCTATCGTCTCCAGTTTTTTCATCAGGTTCGTGTAGCATCCGTGCAGATCGCCAACTACCAAAATATTTCGGTATTTGCTGCCATCAATTTTTTCGTAATAGCGCATCTCTTTCACTCCATCCGCGATGAACCATGAGAACGTCGTTGACGATGGCGTGCATTTTCCCGTCTTTATCATCAACGTATTTTCTGACCGTACCGCGACTACATTTCAGTCTGCGTGCTACTTCTGTCTGGTTTCCGTATGCTTCAACGAGCATGTCTGGAATGGTTTTTACTGAGAACGTCATGCGGCCTCACTTCTGCTATTTCGTAGGTCTTTGAGTTTCTGTTGGTACTCTGCCTTGATCGCCTTGCACTCTTCGATAGTCCAGCGATGGCGGTTATGGTTTGATTCGATTTCGTCTACTGCTTCCTGCCCGATGCGGCTAATCAGTTCGACGCGATACGGAACGAGATTTCCGCTTTTGTGCTGGTTGCACACCACGCATTGCTTGTGAATATTGCGTTCATCAAATCGGAGTTGAGGTGCCGCAGCAGTTGTCCGGTAATGCCCGGCATCCCACTGAGCAGACGTGAGCGTTCCGCACGAGATACATGGTAAGTCGCGGTCTCTTTCTCTGATGAAGGCGTTTACGGCTTGTTGGGCTTGTTTAATCCAGTAACTGCGGGGCTTTAAGGCGAGTTTTCGAATCTTAAGTTTATCTTTCTGTTTCTGCTCCTCTCGTCGTCGTTTCTTCTCTGCTGCCTTTTCCGCTTTTTCGCGTTCTTTGCTTCGTCGTTCGAGTGCTATCTTGGTTCCACACTCTGGAGAGCACCACCACTGATTAGCGAATGCAGGGTGAAACCATTCCCGACATTCATCGTTTTTACATCGTCTTCGCGCTGGTTTAGCCATCGTCTTCTTCCTCGTACATTGAGCTATTCGGATCGCTCATCAGTTCTGCGCAGCAGTGCTCACACACGTGAACTTCCAGCACATGCAGCTTCTGGCCGCAGTTAGCGCACGTTAAAGCCCGCTCGACGCTTTCTTTCTGGTATTGAAGGGATTGGGATGGGCTAAGCATTATTGGATTCTCTGCATCATGAGAAAGACAATCATGGCGGCGCGAAGGGGATTTTTATGTATAGCTCGCTTAGATTTACAGTAGGCCACACCACGTGCACCCCACTCGTCTTCATCGAGATTGATAATGCTAATCCTGTATTTTTCAATAATCGGCCATGAGTCTGCTGGGTTTGCGCATGGGTTAAAGGATCCGCGCTCAACTTCTACTTCAACTGCGTCTCCGTTTACAATGTCTCCCTCAAATGAGACAAACACCATATCGCCATTCTCACCTTCTTTGTAATCCGGTGATCCGTTATGAATGGCTTCGAATACCGCCACGTTAATTTCAAAATCACTTAACTGTGAATAATCCATTGTCATTTCCTCGCACGATGTCTTAGCCACCGGATATCCCACAGGTGAGCCGTGTAGTTGAAGGTTTTTACGTCAGATTCTTTTGGGATTGGCTTGCGTTTATTTCTGGAGCGTTTCGTTGGAAGGTATTTGCAGTTTTCGCAGATTATGTCGGTGATACTTCGTCGCTGTCGTCTCATGCCGCCCTCCTGACGCCCTGCCCGATCGCCATCAATGCCGCTTTGGATACGGTAGTAAACATCCGTCGAGGACTGATGAACGGTCGCCAAATCAGCAGCATTGAGCCTTTGCTGTTTCCCTTCTTCTCCAGCCCCGTCGATGGTTCGATAAAATTAATCCGTCCATCAGTGATGATGCGAACTTCGTCAACGCTCTCCAGAGCCTTGCTGAACCATCCGACTGACATATCCTCTGGCACAAGCATCACTACCGTCTGTCGCTGTTGTATGCACTGCTCAGCGGCTTTTTCTACCCACGGCCTGATATTGCTGTACGGTGGGTTATTCCAGATTGCACCGTGGCTTACCCACTCAGAATTGAGCGCGTCGTCGGCCTCAGTTAACCAGTGAGCGCACAGAGCATTTTTGTCGCTCGCTGCCGAATCCAGCCAGAATCCAAACTCAATATCCAGTGCATCAAAAAGCCAAAGCGGCGTTTGCCAGCAGTCCTTGTCGTGTGCTGGCGTATTTGATTTGATAGTCATGCAGCCCGATCTCCCCATCGCGCTTTCCACTCCAGAGCCAGTCGCGCTTCGTCTGACCACTTAACTCCACGCTCTGTACCGAATGCCTGTATAAGCTCTAATAGCTCCGCAAATTCGCTTACACGCATCCTGCTGGTTGACTGGCCTATTACCACAAAGCCATTCCCGGCAAGGTTAGGAACAACATCCTGCTGCTTTAATGCTGCGGTAAACACACACTTCCAGCTTTCTGCATCCAGCCAGCGACCATGCCATTCAACCTGACGAGAGACGTCACCAAGGCAAGCCCAAAGCTTTCTATTCTGGTCTAAGCTGCGGTTGCGTTCCTGAATGGTTACTACGATTGGTTTGGTTGGGTCTGGAAGGATTTGCTGTACTGCGTGAATAGCGTTTTGCTGATGTGCTGGAGATCGAATTTCAAAGGTTAGTTTTTTCATGACTTCCCTCTCCCCCAAATAAAAAGGCCTGCGATTACCAGCAGGCCTGTTATTAGCTCAGTGATGTAGATGGTCATCAGAATCCTCCTTTCTTCTTGGACTGCGGTTCCTCGCGTTCACGGCGGCGCATTTCAGCAGACTGTTGGTCTGTGTCATAAATAGCGCCATTTGCCTGAATGCAATACACCGTGCCGGTATTGCCATGACGATTGAGACGAAGGATTAGTTCAGTTTCACCAGGTGGAACACTGTCATCAAAAGCGCCTTCACGATGGATCCCGACCCAATAATCGCAATCCTGTTCAATCTGCCCTGTATCTCGTGAGTCACTTGGTAATGGGCGTTTATTGGTTCGGCTTTCCAGTGCGCGGTTAAGCTGTGTCAGAAGCACAACAACGCAATCAAGCTCTTTGGCAAGGTTCTTCAGTCCTTTGGTGATCATGCCGTAAGCAAGGTCGTTGCGATCGGCCTTCTCAGCGGTCATTAGTGTCAGGTAATCGACCAGAATCATGCCAACACATCCTTTTTCTCGCTTGATTCGACGGCTTTCGCTGACGATTTGAGCCAGAGATAATCCCGGCGTGTCGTCGATGTAAAGCATGTCGATTTCACTCAAGCGATTTGCTGTTTCTATCGCCCTGTTGAAGTCACCATCGTAATCACCCTGATAGCCGTCATCAGCGTCATTTGTCGCCGGAAGGTAAAAAATATTCGGGTTAACACCTGACTTCTGTCCTACCAGCTTTTCCAGTATCTGGTCGCCTGGCATTTCAAGACTGAACATCAGAGCGGGCTTTTTCTCATGCACTGCGCAGTTGATTGCCATCTGGCTGTATAGCGTCGTTTTCCCCATCTTAGGGCGAGCGCCAATGACGAACAGAGAGCCTTTCACCAGACCTTTCGGTGACAGCATCCTGTCCAGAGATGGGATCCCTGTGCTCATTCCTCGTTGTTCGCCTGACGGGTCAAATCGCTTCTCAAGGTCGCTAACCCAGTCTTCCATGACCTCACCAAATGAGCGAAGGCCGCGACGCGATCCGGTTTTTGCATGGTCTGTCAGTTGCGTGAAAATCGCCTGAATAGCTTCGTACTTCTGCGTTGCAGTCATTCCGTTGCGGGAATAGAGCAATTCCGTCGCTTCAGTCATGCGGTTTATGGCGTAGCGTTCCATTGCGGTTTCGCGAACCTGCATTGCATAGGCAACGATGTTTGCGGCGCTCGGCGTGTTCTTTGCGATCTCAGCGATATAAGCAAAACCGCCAACAGACGCCGTTAACGATTTACGCTCCAGTTCATCGAAAAGCGTCAGGCCATCTACTGGCTTTTGCTCCCGGTGCATTCTGGTTATTTCTTCGAAAAGGATTTTGTGTGGTCGGCTGTAAAATGAATCGGGCTTCAGCATCGCCAGAACTTTCTGGACGCGCTCACTGCTGTCATCATCCAGAAGCAATCCACCAATCACCGCCTGCTCTGCCTCGATGCTATGGGGCGGCGCATAAAAATTATCGGTCATCGTGTTCACCCTCACGAACTTTCAGGTAGGTATTATCGTTAAGCAGGAAATCAAATCCCTTTTTGTGCCAGACGGTTCCGCGTTGATGGTTTGGGCGCTCTTCGAACATCCATCGGCAATTTTCGCCAACGTAGCTCAAATAATTTCTCCAGTCCTGCATCGTGAACCCATGCCCGTCAAGCTGGCGGGTTATCACTCCGGCTTTGCGCCAGAACGTTCGGATCTGGTTTTTACGCTTGTCATTCAGTGCGCGGATTCTTGGAGCTTCAGGAAGGATTTCGTGGTAAGCATCGACAACATCCTGACAGCTGACGGAAGGTTTTTTCTTGTCAGACTTTTTGTCTGCTGTGGCACTCTCTAATACGTCAGTATTAGAGATAATATTATTATATTCTTTATCTGTGGTAATTTGCTGGTAATCTGCTGGTACAGCATTGCTTACAGGCATTGGTATTGCTGGCTTTGAGGTGGTAATTTGCTGGTAATCTGCTGGTACAAAATTTGACTGATAATCGTCATATTTCTCTACCGAGAAAACTGAGAATTTACCGTGTGAAACCCAGTCAATCATGCCGAGTTTTTTGAACTTTCTAAGCAGGTACTGAACGCGATCTGGTTTGAGTCCTGTTTCAAACGCCAGAGAGTTTCTACCGCCAAGTAGCTTCCCTCTGCCTACCAGAATTTCTCCTGCGTCAGTCATTACATACTCAGGCGTATGCTTTGCTTTGAGGATTAAGTGAACCCACAGATGCGCTGCTTCTGCATCCTTGTAAAACGGCACATCCATAATTTTACGGTGCAGCAAGGCATACCCCTTACCGCTGCTTTGATGCGGTTGTTGTAGCCTTCTGGCCTCTCTGGCTTCGGCTAGATTAGATATGTTACTCATGACCTTTCTCCTTCTGCATCAGCTTCACTTTTTCCAACTCAGCCCGGAATCGACCAGGCTGCTTGAAGCTGGACAGGAAGCGATCACGTAGTATGTGTTTGTGAATTTTGTCCTGGTAAGGACTGAGTTGTTTTGTCATAATTACTCCTGTGGATTGATCCAGTAATTCCCTCAGAATTGCATATCAATTTGCTTAAAATCCTCGGTGGCGGCCGGGGATTTTTTCTTTGTGATTTCATCAAGCGCATACTTAAAAGCCCTGCTAATCGGACTGATGTCTGATGCCATTCCGAAAGCACACAAGACCGAAGCAATAAATCTCCAGTCCGTTCTGCTTATCTTCGATTCATGACAGCCAATCATCTTTGCCAGACCGCGCTGGGTAAGCGTTGACAGGTTGATGAGTAAATCAGTTTCAGCGCGATCAATTTCTCGCTGTGTTGGCTTGCTGTAGCTTGCTTGTGCCATTTGTTAATTTTCCTATATTGATATTGAGTTATAGCGGCACACCCAATGGATTTGCCGCTGATGTTTGCTCACCCGGTTAGAGGTGAAAGGCCAGAACTGTTAAAGAGCAATTTGCTTATGCCGCTTGGCGGTAAGCACTTTCTTGATACTTCAGGGCGCCAGCTGTAACGATTTCCAATCGATAGGCGTCTTTCTCTGGGATAACTTCTTTCCACTGAGAGACTGCTGCATCGCTAATGCCTAGTGCTTTAGCAACAGCACGCTGGGTTCCGAAGTGGTCAATAACATCTTTTTTGTACATAGACTCGCTCCGAAATTAAAGAACACTTAAATTATCCACCAAAGGAATCTTAAGTCAAGTTTATTTAAGATGTCTTAACTATGAATACACAACTGATGGGTGAGCGTATTCGCGCTCGCAGAAAAGAACTCAAGATTAGGCAGGCTGCCCTTGGCAAGATGGTTGGCGTGTCTAATGTTGCTATTTCCCAATGGGAGCGATCTGAAACTGAGCCCAATGGCGAAAACCTATTGGCCTTAGCCAAGGCTTTGCAGTGCTCCCCTGATTACCTGTTGAAAGGAGAGGATAGTCTTTCAAACATTGCCTATCACAGCAGGCATGATCCAAGAGGTTCGTATCCTCTAATTAGTTGGGTAAGCGCAGGATGTTGGATGGAAGCTGTAGAGCCATATCATAGGCGTGCAATAGATAACTGGTACGACACAACGGTAGATTGTTCTGAAGACTCTTTTTGGCTCGACGTTAAAGGCGATTCAATGACTGCCCCGGCAGGACTGAGTATTCCTGAGGGGATGATTATTCTCGTCGACCCAGAAGTCGAACCACGTAATGGAAAGCTGGTAGTCGCCAAACTTGAAGGGGAAAACGAGGCGACATTCAAAAAGTTAGTTATTGATGCCGGTAGAAAATTCCTGAAACCACTCAATCCACAATACCCAATGATTGAAATCAATGGGAACTGTAAAATCATTGGCGTTGTCGTTGATGCCAAGCTAGCAAACCTTCCTTAAGGGGCTTTCGCCCCTTTTTTATTTCCCGTTAAAAATCAAAGACAAACTAAATTCACGCCCATAAAATTAAGTTTTCTTCAAAAATGCACTTGACCAATAAATTAAGAAGTCTTAAATTTAAGCCATCAGCAGGACGCTGGAAGCCAAACGGAACAGATTGGCAGGCTCTTTAACATCGACGGACTCTCAACCTAACCGTTGAGACCAGAACTTGAGTGGTTTTGGGGATGGCGCGAATTGCAGCTGCAAGACAGCGATCGAGAAGATAAGCACCTCGACGCGTCATGCGCCAAAGCCACTTAAAGGAGACCATCATGGTAACCATTGTCTGGAAAGAATCCAAAGGTACGGCAAAAAGCCGCTACAAAGCTCGCAGAGCAGAACTTATTGCCGAGCGACGCAGTAATGAAGCACTGGCGCGAAAAATTGCGCTAAAGCTCTCTGGTTGCGTCAAAGCAGACAAAGCAGCATCACTAGGAATCCTTTGCTGCAAGAAGAAAGAAGAAGTTGTTCGAAAAAATAGAAGTATTTATTACAAAGATTCAAACCCATTAGGAAACAAAATACATGCAGTCCAAAAAATAAAATTGTACAGTAAACTACCGTACGGTGCTTATTGAGTATGCTTATGGTGAAAAAGACTATTTATGTTAATCCTGACCGCGGACAAAACAGAAAAGTATCTGATAGAGGTCTTACATCTCGAGACAGGAGGAGAATAGCGAGATGGGAAAAGAGGATAGCATATGCATTAAAAAACGGTGTAACACCTGGATTTAATGCTATAGATAACGGTCCTGAATATAAGATTAATGAAGACCCAATGGATAAAGTTGACAAAGCATTAGCAACACCATTTCCTCGCGATGTCGAAAAAATTGAAGATGAAAAATATGAGGATGTAATGCACAGAGTTGTTAATCACGCTCACCAACGAAATCCAAATAAAAAATGGTCATAGCCCACTTCGGTGGTTTTTTTATTGTCTGAACTAACCGAATTTATTACAGCAAGCCACGCAGTGAAATGGGTGTGACTTGTGTTGGTCGCCAGAAAATGAAATTAGGCAGCAAACCACTTATTTGAGGTGATATATGGAAGAAGAATTTGAAGAGTTCGAAGAGCATCCTCAGGATGTGATGGAACAATACCAGGACTATCCGTATGACTACGACTATTGATAAAAATCAATGGTGTGGACAATTCAAGCGATGCAATGGATGCAAGCTGCAATCGGAATGCATGGTTAAGCCTGAAGAAATATTTCCTGTAATGGAAGATGGGAAATATGTCGATAAATGGGCAATACGAACGACGGCAATGATTGCCAGAGAACTTGACAAACAGAGCAACAAGGCTGCCTGATGGTAGCCTTTATCTTTGGCATAAACAACAGAATAAACACTGCACTGTGTATTCATTCCAACGAGTGAATACACGGAGCAATGTCGCTCGTAACTAAACAGGAGCCGACTTGTTCTGATTATTGGAAATCTACTTTGCCCTCCAGTGTGAGGGCAATTTTTTTTGATGGAGGATATATGAGTGAAGTAACAGATTTAGTTGTTATTGAAAAAGCAAATGCAATGACTGTATTTCAGTCTGCCGACCAGATTGAAGAAATTCTCCAAAAGGTTGAACGTGAAGTTATGTCCTTTGTGCCTGATATCACAACGGCAAAGGGCAGAAAGGAGATCGCTTCTCTGGCGTATAAAGTTGCGCAGACGAAAACATATCTCGATGGTCTTGGCAAAGACCTTGTTGCTGAACTGAAGGAAATTCCAAAGCTAATTGATGCCAACCGCAAGACAGTGCGTGATCGCCTTGATGAGCTGAAAGCCAAGGCACGCCAGCCTCTTACTGATTATGAGGAAGAACAGGCGCGGATTAAAGCCGAAGAAGAAGCTAAGGCAGCAGCTGAAGCTATCGCAAAGCAAATTGAGTCTGACCATGAAATAGCGATTTTGATGGATCGCGAATTTGACCGCCAAAGAGAAGAGGCAAGACTCAAAGCGGAGCAGGAAAAGCGAGAGCATGAAGAACGCTTAAAAAGAGAAGCTGAAGAGAAAGCCAGAGCTGAAGCCGAAGCAAAGGCAAAAGCCGAAATTGAAGCAGCAGCAAGGCGAGAAGCAGAAGCTAAGGCAGCAGCGGAACGTGCAGAGCGTGAACGCATTGAAGCCGAGCAACGAGCACAGCGCGAAGCAAAAGAGGCAGCAGAACGAGCTGAAAGAGAAAAGCAGGCGGCAATTGAAGCAGAACGCCGAAAAGCACAGGAGGAGGCTGAACGAATCCGGCGCGAAGCTGAAGCAAAAGAGCAAGCCAGAATAGCAGAAGAAAAAAGAATCAAGGACGAAGAAGAGCGTAGAGCAAAGGATAAAGCTCACCGGAAAGAAGTAAATAACAAAATACTTGCTGACCTTATCAAGGTTGGTGCATCAGAAGATGTTGCTAAAAATATCATAACAGCCATCGTAAAAGGCGAAGTATTCGCAACAAAAATAACCTACTAATAAAACCAACATAAGGAACCACCCATGATTTACGCAATCGCGGGAGGCGCTCGCATGGGTGCCTTCCAACTAAATGAATCTTTACTAGAACGAATTACCCGTAAATTACGTGACGGATGGAAAAGAGTTGAGGTCTTATTATGCGCAATGAAATAGCCATCAATCACCAGATACTTCGTGCAGCACAGAACAAAGCAGTAATAGCCAGATTTATTGGTGATTCCAAAATGTGGCTTGAAGCAAATAAAGCGATGAAATCAGCTATCAACCTTCCGTGGTATCGCAGGAAATGAGTTTTACAGATAACTGGTCAGACGAAGAATTCATTCGTCAGATGAAAGATTTAATCGGTAACGAAGGAGATATTCATGTCACTTGCAACCACAGTGAAGGAGAGCAAGTTACAGAGACGCATGTACACGCAGAAAGCTCTCTGGTATCGCCATAATGGTGACCGCGAAGGAATGCGGGTATGCCTTAATTTGTCCCGAGTCGAAGTATTAAATCAGCGTTATTTTCTTGGGCCGTGTCCATTCTGAGAACAATCATATGAGCAAAGAATTTTACGCAAGACTGGCAGCTATTCAGGAGAATCTGAACGCGCCAAAGAATCAGTACAACTCATTCGGCAAATATAAATACAGAAGCTGCGAAGATATTCTTGAAGGCGTTAAGCCGTTACTGAATGGTCTGTTTTTATCAATCAGCGATGAAGTTGTGTTGATTGGTGATCGGTATTACGTGAAAGCCACGGCAACTATTACCGATGGCGAAAACAGTCATACGGCAACCGCTCTTGCACGAGAGGAAGAAAGCAAGAAAGGAATGGATTCTGCACAAGTTACGGGAGCTACAAGCTCTTATGCACGCAAGTATTGCCTCAATGGTTTGTTCGGCATTGATGATGCGAAAGATGCAGATACCGACGAGCATAAACATCAGCAGAACGCAGCAGCAAAGCAATCAAAACCATCACCTACACCTGAACAGGTTCTAAAAGCATTCACTGACGCAGCATTGCAGAAAAACACCGTGGAAGAGCTTAAACAGGCGTTCGCCAAAGCGTGGAAGATGCTCGAAGGCACACCGGAGCAGCACAAAGCGCAGGACGTTTACAACATCAGACGAGACGAATTAGAAGGAGCTGCTGCTTAATGGCGCATTCGATTACTGTAAGACTAAACAAGCCCGCAAGAGAGTTTCAGGCCGGGGAAAATATCGGATTCAACATCCGTGCTGGCGTTCAGTATTACGATCGCCAGACAAAAAAGAAAGAATGGACAAACTACAGCGCCGTTGTATTTGCCAAGCCGGGAGCGCAAGCGGATTACTACCGTAGTGTTCTTGTTGAAGGTGGCATTGTAGAAATTACCGGAGAAAACATCAGGGTTGATGTTTATCAGGGGCAAAATGGTCAATCAATCACTCTTGAATTACTGAATGCAAAGATTGGATTTGCAGCTTCAGGAAATGGCCCGCAGCAGCAAAGTAGTAATCATCAAAATCATCCTGAATACGACGATTCAATTCCCTTCTAAATTAGCAAAATAAGGATTCCATTATGCCAGCGCCTCTGTATGGTGCGGATGACGCGCGCCGCTGTTCCGGCAATTCCGTATCGGAGGTGCTGGATAAATTCAGAAAAAACTACGATCGGATAATGTCGCTACCGCAGGAAACGAAAGAGGAAAAGGAATTTCGCCATTGTATATGGCTTGCAGAGAAAGAAGAACTCGAGCGAATTTACCAGACATCAATCCGACCATTCCGCAAAGCCACATATACCCACTTCCCTGAATATATCGACCCGCGCTTGCGTAATTACCGCTCACGCTATGGCGCTATCAGTAATGACTGAGGAATTTACCATGAGAGGACTTGCATACAATCCCGGCATTCTTCCGGCAGAAATGATTATTCGCCAACGCGTAAAGCCAATGCCATCGAGAGAGGAATTACTTAAGAGAAAGAGTTTCGGTTCTGTTAATGACAACAAATATCTGAATGCGATGTTGCGCAAAGGAGGCAACCAGTGAGCAAGATTGACTATCAGGTACTGCGTGCTAAGGCAGAAAAAGCAACGTGTGGCGAGTGGTCGCTCGAATATGGAGAGAGCCGATTTGATGGTGATGATGCGCTAATTCATCGTGAAGTTGCTGGATATATTCCCATTTGCAAAATTGAAGGAGCGCATCCAGAAAGCGGTTTCGATGAAGATTTCCAAATGGAACAGCAGGCCAATGCTGAATTCATCGCCGCAGCCAATCCGGCTACCGTCTTGGCGCTGCTTGGCGAGCTGGAAGCAGCAAAAAAGCGCATAGCAGAACTGGAAGCCGAACCTGTAAGCCAAACTTGCAAGTTGAACGATCCATCGGGCAACTCTCCGGTAACTCCGGGTGGTTGGATAAGCTGTAGTGATCGAATGCCGGAAGACACCAAAATGTTACTGGCATTTAGTCAAGGTGAAATCGTGGCCGCATATTGGAACTGGGTTGTAAATCCAATTGATTACAAAAAATATAGAGCTTTCACGTATTTATCAGGAAATATCTTGGATGACGTAACTCACTGGATGCCGCTACCAGAGCCTCCACTTTGAAAGCGAAGCTTATACATATCTTTTACATCAGCAATCTATTGTTAATCTCCAATCAATGTTACGTTGTCATCTCACTCATGCTTTGGAGGTAGTGATATGTCTTGTCCAAAATGCGGTTCTGGAAATATTGCAAAAGAAAAAACAATGCGTGGATGGTCTGGTGATTATGTGTGCTGCGATTGCGGATACAACGACTCTAAAGACGCATTTGGAGAGCGTGGTAAAAACGAGTTTGTCAAAATTAATAAAGATCGCGAAGGCAACGGAAAAAGCTAATTTATTTATTCATATATGAAAACAATGTAACCAATATTCGAATTGAAGAACTGAAAGAACACCAAGCCGCCTGATGGCGGTTTTTTATTGGAGACAAGAAATGTCAGATTTGGCTATGAAGGTTTTGAAATGGCAATCAACTGGCGATGTCGGTATCAGTAGCGCAACTCTTGCCTCAATCGCATGTGGGCTGAAAAAGAATATCTATGGTCATCACTTCGGCGCTCCACATGACGCAGCCGATTTCAGACGATGCGTTGCACTTGTTGAGCAGATTCCAGAAATCAGAGATTCATTCGACAAGGTTGCAAAGCGCGTTCCGTCATTCAAAGGAATCCTCAACGAATGGGATTCACTCGTCGCTCTGTTGAAGTCTGAAATGAAGACGTACGGGAACAAAGCACCAGAGACTTACAGAAGAATCAGCGAGCTACGCAAGGACTAACCCGCCTCACACTCGATGAGGCATTTTCATTTATCAAGATATCCAGACCTACCATCGCCGCATCAATGCGGTTTTTTTATTACCTGATTTGCAGGTTCGATTCCCTATTCGGAGATAGCACTCATGCAACACGAACTACAGCCTGATTCCCTGGTTGATTTGAAATTCATCATGGCTGATACTGGCTTTGGTAAAACCTTCATCTATGACCGGATTAAGTCCGGAGACCTGCCAAAAGCCAAAGTTATCCACGGACGAGCAAGATGGTTATATCGTGACCATTGTGAATTCAAAAATAAGCTCTTAAGCCGCGCCAATGGGTAA